GGAGTTCTCAATACACCATAATATCGTATTCCATTTGCGGTTGATATTTGACTTTGCGTTTCGTACTGCCAATTAGTAGTTTCCAGTTCATGTTTACTAGATCCAGCATGGCGATTTGAAAAGAAACTTCCTTTAACTGCGTTGTTCCAATAAAACTGAACATTAAAGTTTTTATTAGATGCCATTTGAGATTTTACTTTTACATATCCATTACCACCTTTACCACCAGCACCCGCTTGTGTCGAACCACCATCTTTTGGGCCGCCCGCACCACCTTGGCCAATACTAGTTACGTTTAATGTAACATTAGATTTTCCTGTTAGATCTATCACAAATGTCTTTGATGCGCCTGCTTTACCACCTTCAGCACCGTAACCAGTGCGCCAATTTACGGCACCAGAACCACCACCGCCGCCGGCTGCTCTTCCACCATTTCCGCCAGGCTTTCCATGGATACTACTGGCCAGTTTTACCCCTCCAGCTCCACCTGTTCCAACTGAACTATTTTCACCCTTTTGTCCATTTGGTCTATAACTTGCATTTTCGAACAATGTCGCAGAACCCCCAGCGGACTTTCCTCTCTTACCCCCACGGCCCCCAGAGCCGCCGGTTGCAGTTTTAGTATTACTATTCCATTTTACTATAGTTCCAGTTCCTGCCGTACCCGCTGTACCCTGACCTTTCCAGTCATCACCGCCGGAGCCACCGCCGCCGCCACCACCTATAATGGTGATGGTATGTTTCATATTACCTAGTAATGTGAAAGCAGTTTCGGATGTGATTGCTGGATGGTCGACTTCAGTTGGAGTTATTTTTACGAAATCTCCTGTCACCGTTCCATTATTTCTAACAGTATGTTGACCCTGTTCTGGAACTATTTGTGTATCTGGAACCCCATCTGGATCTTGTCCGCCAGGCGCTCCATATAATTCGACAGTTCCATTTTCTGAAATAATTCTTGCATCCCCACCCTTATATCCAGATTCTTCTGTAGCAGGCAATGTCTTATCCAATAAAAAGTCACCACTCAATTCAGTTTTCTGAACACTTCCAGAACCACCACCAGCTGTCGCAACAATTCTAAATCTTGTAAACTTAGCAGGAATTGTCAAAGACCATTCACCGAATTCAAAGTAATCTTTATTTTCTTGAGTATTTCTAAGAAGTTTTTCAAAATTACTACTAGCACCAACTTCTGTTTCTAAATCAACTTCAACACCTTTTGTTGCGTTTCCGCTCCAAACTTCAACCAATGCAGCAGGAGAACGAATGTCAACTGCAACAGCATGTCTATCATTAATGCGTGTTACGTGTTGTCTCCAATTATCTTGAATATCTGTCCAATTATTTACTTCAGCAGTTTCTTGCCAAAAATCGTCAACATCAATTGGAGGTAATATAATACTAGTAGGACGAACTTGATCACTAGAACCATAGAAGTCACTAAAGCAAATAGTTCCTCTTGTTGGAATTCCATCGTTTTCAACTATGTCGGGAACATTTACACCATCTCTATAATATTCACTAATACAGTGTGGTGCTGAATTGCTTCCTGGCCTGAATTCGCCTTGGATTTGTGCTAATGTTACTCTGCCCGTCTTAGGTATCGTCATCGAAATACTCTTTTATTAAATGTTAAAATTGTACATATGCACAAACATCACCAGAACTTCTAATTGCATTATTCTGAGAACCATTGACTTCCAAATCTCCACCATTGATAGATAGTGTTCCTGTCATTGTATCTCCATTTCTTCTAACAAATGGAGTCGAATCTGCGCCGGCAAGCAATGGAGCTAGTAATGAATATAAAGAATTTATCGCTGCAACAATATTAGAAATATCTCCAATATTACCGTCTAGTGCTGATAAATTACCAATGGTTACTTTATCTTCTTTAGTTGCAATGTCTGTCACTAGTGTTGCAATTTGTGTATCGATATCAGTTTCTAATTTAGAATCCAAAGATTTTATTTTATCATCCAACAATTTAATATTGTATCTAACTTCAGTACCAACGGCATAATCATTTGCCAAGTCTGCGGCAAGAATACCCTGAGAATTTAATCCCACTGAATCTAAAATATTTTCAACTTTTATATTGATAGCATCAATAGAATTTACATTTACAACAATATTATCGCTGTTTACTTTTACTTGGCTATCTAATTCAATAAGATTTGTTTTTACGGCAGCATTCCCATTGGTTGCTGACATATAATTTACATTATCTCCATTATAATTAAATGTACCATTTGCATTAGTTCCGATAGTAGCTCTAAGAGTATCTACCATGTCGGATTCATCTTTTAAGCCAGTGTCTAAAGCGTTTAATGCTTGCATCACTGTACTTGATGTATTAATATAAGTTGCTCCAGTTGGAAAAGATACCGTTCCGTTTGCTGCAAATCCTAATGTTGTTTGTGTTAAATCTAATTCTGATTGTAACGCATTGTCTTTAGTCAATCTAATTAATGCTTCAGCAGCTACTGCATCTGTAGTATATTTTTCGTGATATGCTACCGCAGCGTTCAAAGTATCTACGATGGTAGATCTTATAATCTTACCATCAATTTCTGTCATTGGCCCAATATTTGCGGTATTGGTATCTGCATGAGTATCTACTTCATTGATTGCATCTACTATTGTTGATTGTCCGTCAGTGTTAAGAAAATTCAAATTTCCTACATTCTGGGCAGCTGCCTCAGTATGTGCAATCATAGAGTTGGTTTTAACTCTCCACTCTTCGAATGTATCTGTTTGTATTACACTGACAAGTGTTGGATATTCTACTGCCATTTAAATTCTCTCCAATATTACGTTTAATATTTTTTTAATCTCATCCATTTCAGATTTCAGGTCTTTTATTTCTTCATCTCTTCTTTTGATAGAATGCATTTTATTCATATAATCTCTGTATGCATTATTATCAGTATTTATTATAGCCTTTGAATGCATATCTCTCTGTAATGTTTTATTTTCTTTTACAATATGTCTGTTTGTCATCTAACTCGCCAATGCAATCACTCTAAAATCTTTTACTTTTGGTACAATAGAAGAATTATTTGTTTTCAAAACAATTTTGATAGAAACGGATGTAAATTCTGACAATCCTCTCAAATCAAAATCAAACTCTTTATAATCTTCTGGGCCAGTTGAAGCAATGTTATATGCAGCAGGGCGACTCATTAATGTATATGAAAGTTTAGAAAATAATTGATCTTCTGATGTTTTCACTCTATAATAAAAGTCAACATCACAACCATCCTGTCTATTCACTGATGCTAATACTCTCAGAGATGTTGCTGGTTGGTCTAATGTGACTTCTCTTGTCATATATTTAGTCGCAACAGATCCACCGGCAGCTGCCGTTTCCTCAACAAATCCAGTATTAACATGTCCGATAACTCCATCTGCTACATTAGAAGGATTATTAGTTTGATTTGATATCAAGATTGCGCTCATACGTTGAGTGTCAATAATAGGAGATAAGTTGTCAACTTCTGTTCTCATTCCTACTCTAAATACCAAAGATTTCTTATCTATGGGTGAAGACTCTGTATTGTATTCATTTTCGTTAAAGTATGTTGCAACCATTTTTGGAGATGTCAGCTCATAATTTGTATTTGGAATAAATCCAGAATAAATTGGATCTTTGATGCCAGGAACTTGAGTAGAATCTTGTGACGTTCCGCTCAATCCCCTCATTCCAAATGTCATCGAAGTTTTTGGCAATTCAATATTTTGTATAATCGGTTTGATTAAATCGTATTTAAAGTTTGAAGAGACAGTTGGACTCGATGCAGTATTAGACTTCGGAGTAAATAAGTCATCCGTAGTTGGCAAGACACTGCCATTATATGCAACTTGAGATGTAGAACTGCCAATTGGATAAAAAGGATTTCTCAAATCAATTGTAAAACTGTTATATGTCGTGTCTGTGACCAAATGCGTTCCGTTAAATGATTCTGATGGAAATACTCCATAGGTTCCAAAGAAATTTTTCAAAGTAACATAATTATAGCCATTGGATTGCCAAAATTTAGTTGCAACCATCCCGCCGCTATCTGATATAGAAAATGTTACTTTTGTGTCTCCATTGAAAACTTTTAAAGAGTTTCTATTGAGCTTTTCTGCCCATAGATCATTTCCATTATCATCTCTTTCATTATTTTGTAGATAGATTTCTGCTTGAGTATTCGTATCAAACTTTGCTCGCGAAACTCTAAACTTCAAATCTTCCATTTGATCGGCAGTCCATGTAGATGCGTTCTGAGACTTAAAGAAGACGCCCGCATATGGCTGTTGTGATATCTTACCACTACCATCTAGAGAATCCTCTCCCATTCTTGCTACATGACATCTATATCCCTGTGTATCTGCCATAATTACGATACAATATTCTGTCTCATCTTGTACATATATCGGCGATGGGAAAACAAAAGATGTTGGAAGAGTACCATCATCAGAAACCGCAGCGTTTTCTGGATATACAATAGATTGTCCTAGTATTTTAGGGCCAGGATAACCATTAACAGTCTGTCTCAATTGAACTGTTACTGGTTTTGTGGCATCTTTAGTTGAGAAAAATAATTCAACTGCAGTGATAAAACATCCACCATCCTGATTAATCATGATAGTTTGTGCAAGAGGATCATACCATCCGCCGGCCGTAACTGTCGTGTTTATACTAGTATCTGTAATGGCTTCAGAATCACTAACCTCTCTGGTAGAGAAGTCTGGAAGTCTAGTGAGAATAATTTGATCTGCAACTGTTTCGATTGTACCCGATGCAACATAAGTTGTCTGTGCTTCAGTATCAGTGTCCTGTGAATTATTAGGCTGGTCAGACATCTTAAAGATTCTTTCACCAGTTTTGAATTTCATGTTGTCTGAATTTGGAATAGAGAAAATACCAGAAACAAATCCAGAGGAGTCTGAAATTATAGAATTGCTTCCAGACACAATTCCTGAAGCTTTCCACGTTCCAATATTTCTACTTTTTTCACCAGTTCCCTGATCTGGATCTGGATACACAATAAATATAGTTTCTCCTTCAGAAAAACCAAGAGAATCTGCGTTTGATTGTAAATGTAAGCGTAAACTTGTAGCAGCAAGATAATTTATATCATAAATTCTTGCCTCAGTATTAGTTGTTCCACCACGTATAATTACCTGCCCTAGATTATCTCTAACCAGACTTGGATTTTCTCTTCTCCAAGTCGCAGTAACAGCTGGAGTGTCGGTAGTAGTAAGTTTTACAGTCGTTTTACAAAAATCAGAAACATTTACTCCATCAAAATATTGATATAGTTTTGTATTTGGTTTTAATTTTTCTCCGCTGAAATATACATCTCTGGCTCTAATAAATGGTATAATTTCTGTGCTTACAGTCCTAGTTCCAACACTCTCTCGATCATCTCGCATAGAAACTAGTTGCTCTGTACCAGTTCTAGTTTTTTGTCCTGTCAAAGTAGTTGTAGTGATTGTTGTAGTTTCTTGTCTTACCAAACCAGCAGAAGCAACAATTGGAGTAAAAATACTTGCAGTGGCATTGCTTCTATTTGCTCTTCTAGTAGAAGCTGTAGAAGAATCGTCGCGGCCTGTCCAATTTTCTTCCCAACCATTCCACATGGTTCCCATCACACCATCTTGTGGCAAAAGAGCTCCAAATATATTATCATATTGTTCTCTTCTATCTGTAACAATATCTGGTGCCTGTTTTGTTTCTTTCCATTCGTCGGTTGAAGGGAACATAGAAATGCTTCCTCTAAATGTGAAGATTGCAAATGGGTTAACATTTACTGTTTTAGAAGATTTTTCTTGAGTAATCAAATATTCGCTAGTATATGGCAAATGGATTTTTTGTTCTTTGATAGCATAACCACTAGAGCTTCTTGCATCTAATGTCATATTTACTAATTTTTCTGAGAAAAATGGACGCAGAACACCTTCAGTTTTACTGATTGAAACTTTGTAATCTGGATCAAATACGTTACCAACTGTATGGTCTACAAATCTATCTACAATAAATCCATTTTTAAATCTATCATTTCCATTTTCATCTTTTACTGCTAAATCCATGGTATCTTTTTCTAGCATGTTCAGAGATGTATAGTATTCTAGATTTTCAATTCTTTTTTCTAACTTACCGATATCCCGCATTGTATATCGTTTATTGTCGCGCATCTTAGTTGCAATTGCTTTAGGCCCGACAGTATATGGATCAGATTCTAATTCATACAATACCATACCCTCTGATGGATCTTCTGGCATAGATGGATTTTCTGCTGGAGAACCATATTTCAATCTAACTCTTCCAAGCTTGTCCATGAATAGTTTATCTTTTCTTGCAAGGTAAACTCTGAGATCAGCACTCACTGCAGTACCATCAATTGGATAATCCGTTGCCGAGGAAACCATACCTCTTCCAAATGGATATCCTGTAGTTTGTATATAGCTGGCAACAGGGCGGAAATCTAAGACATCTGAAAGTCTCTCAGAACCATAATATCCAATACTTGCATATCCATCAACATATGAGTCTACAGATGCATAATCTCCAACTCCATGGTTATAATATGAATATATTGCTATCGGTCTACCACCACAAGGAAGACTTCCTGGCTTCAGATCCAATTCTCCCAACTGAATGATAGATGGTTTTTGTCCATCGAATAGATCATATCTGTCTGTGATATCATTAAGTTTGACAGGAACTTCTGTAGGATTTGTTATAAGATTTCCATTAGTCCAAGCATTAATAATTTCTGTATTAAATGGATTTTCAATTCCATCAACAACAAGTAATACTGCTAATTCTGTAAGAGAAGTTGTTACAGAGTTGTCTAAATTTACATTAAATGGAGATTGTCCAGTTTGTTCATAAAATTCATAGGCCTTGAATGCAAAATCAAAATCTGCTGTAGTCATTTCATGAATAAATTTTTTGTTGTCTGAGACAACTCCAGTTCTATATGCAACATTATTTACATTACAGGTGTCATATAATTTTATTAATTCTCTAACATCTGCGTTCTGTAGTTGCAAATTCGACAAACTCATACTAACATCACCACTTGCACCAACCGCAAAACTAGGATTGACAGTTCCTGTAGATGCGCTACTATTGATTCCCAACACATCTGCTTCATAGGAACTAGTCGTATCGTTAACGGCACCAACAGTGTTGTCGTAATTTGCAGAATTGATAGCAGAGCCTTCAATTCCAACAAGACTTAATGGAAATTCGATGTAATTTTTTACTAGAGTTTTTGTTTTTTCTTTTGCATTAGTCTTTTTCATGGGAACTAATGCAGTAAATCCAGAAGTAATAGCACCAGTACCTGTCACATCAAAAGAAACCGTTCTCAAGTCTGCAGAAAACGCTAGGTTTTGTATATATCCAACAAGTCCAGAAGTATCGCTTGAATTAGCACTAGAAAATATGCTATATAGTGATGGAATATTTTCAAAATATGTATCTGCCTCTGTGGCAATTAGAGTGACAGTACCAGCAGGAAATGAAACTGAATTGAATTGCTTCATCACAGAATATTGAGTGTCAATTGAAGAAACACCTGTCAATTCATTTATGTTTCTTGCAGTCCGTACCCATTTTTTTCCAGTATCAACTAAACTAGATCCGCTAGTGTTATGTAAAACAGATTTACTAAAAATTCTGGCAAGGACATTTCCATTATCGGCCGTTTGAGAATTATTCCACGAAGCTGCATTTGTAGTTGACGTATCTGTAGAAGGTATTGCCTCGCTGACTAGTTCATTTGTTGTAAATGAGGCAGATGGTAATACTCCAGTACCTTCTGCTCCGGCAGTAATATTTCCAGAGTTTAAAGGTTTTATCAGCATGGTATTGGTTATATTATTATGGTAATAATTAATACCTCTAAAGTTTACATTATATCTATCAAATATTAAACTTTTAGGAGTAAATCCGCCCTGCACTTCAGTCAAATCTAATTGTGTCAGAATATTTCCTGCATTTTCATATATGTCAGAACCAGAGTTGGAGACTGTTGTTTCGCTTACAATAGACCTTGCGTCGATCATTGTGTATGGTTGGGTTGTTCTAGGATTTAATTCATATTCAATGTCATATAGATATACTTTATAAATCGCAGATTCTTTTGATTGCTCAATATCATCTGTTGGTCTATAATTAGATTGTAGATAGTTATTCAATCTTGCGCTATCAGAAGACTCTGAAAAATATTCTACAGCCTTTACTTTTGCTGTTGCAATCACATCAACACCATAAATATTTGTTCCTAGAGTGGTTCCCCCACCTTGAAAAAATATAGAAGTTGGATCATATGCTATTGTGTGAAGATAGTTCGATTCGCCAGAATCTATATTAGAATCTATATTAATAAATTGAGAAGTTCCACTTTGCGACGAATGCACATTTACAAGATTGACAGATTCGTCAATTTTAAATAAACCTTTAGTATCTGTAACATATATAAATGAACCCAAATTTACTGGCATATACTTATTATTGATTTGATAATTACTTCTAGATTTATCAAATATTACATACTTAGATTGATTTGAAGATGGTTTTCTTTCAATTTCATATCCTCTTACATATGCCTTACCAGCTTCAACCCCTACTGCTAGTTTATCTCTAATCGCATCTAAAAGATTTTCGTGCGTCTGGCCAGGATAGTATAACAATCCAGTATTGTCTAAATTTTGATCTGCATATGTCGTTAAATCTATAGTAGAAATTGTATGGGCCTGTCCTTCACCATCAACAACCATTCCTAAATCATCTGGAAAATTTTGTAATGCAAAATCTTTTGCAGCAACCTCAGTTTCAAAAACTAAATCCGACATCGTATATACGCCGCCGTTATTATTTTCGCTGAAATATTCTCTGATATCTAATTTAAATGGACGAACTGTATAATCACCAGATTCGTCATATGTTCTTCTAGCTAACGTTTTCATCAATACAGAATAATCTGTAGAAGAAACATAGTTGCTAACAAATCCATTTCTAACTGCAATCAACTCAACAAAATTTGTAGTATCAATTGCGTCATAATCTCTCTTAGCAAGAGTTAATTGAACCTTGTATCTATCAGCGCCAGGAGAATTATAATTAGTTGTTCCTAATGAATTATCTAGAAGACTTGGGTCGTCATTATAATTAACAACAGATTCCGATATTTCTAGGCCAATTTTATATGATGGTGTGTTTGAATATTTGTCAAGAATTAAACTCTGAGATGCAACTCTTACCAAATTTCCATTGATGTAGTACACACCCTCTTCGATAAATGCTTGCGATCCAATTCCGATTGGATTTTGTACAGTTGAAGATGTTTGAACTGTACAAACTAAATTCACCCCATCGGTTGTTGTTGCAACAAGTTCTTCTCCCTCAACGAAAGTAGAAGTCTGTCCTTCAGAAATTGTTACAGTTTCTCCATTTACGGTAAATGATGCTGTACCGCCATCTAGTATGTTTACTGTCGTTCCATCACTAAATGTTGTAGAACCAGATGTTGTACCATCCAAATACTTTAAGTATAATGTTGTAAACTCGTCATTGTCGCCGTCGATTACATCATCATTATTCAAATCAACTTCATCGGAGTAATTGACAACCAATGCGCGTATGCCTGTGCTCTTACCCTGTACTATCTTTCCCACGAAACCATTGGCAGTAGAAAGTGTTCCGTTAAGAGAAACTTTGACATAATTTGCCTTTAAGTCCAACGCGGCCTGGCCAGGAATTACCATTGCTCCTTCTTTGAAGAAATGGTCTGATAAATTTGATATTTGCCCCTGCAAAATACTTTGCAGTTGGGTCATCTCTCTCGCCTGAACAGAATTGCCGGGCTTGAATAGTATTTTTAGATAACCCTTATTTACGTCAAAATCATCAAAATAGGGGGTGACATTAAGATTTAAGGCCATGTTTTCTTTCTCTCAATTTAATTAAAATTCAAAGACAACTTTGATATCTTCGATCTGGTCGATTGCTCTAGCCACTGGCTGTCTGTTTTCTGTATAAAGTACTTTGCCAGAACCAGTCAAAATATCAAATGGTTCTTCATCAGCAGTTCCAAAATCTGGGTGTTTTGGTCCTCTGTAAGATTCTTCCGTTGCCGGTGGATTATCAGACGTTGCCTCTTGAGGATCTGCCACAATTGCGATTTGTCTGAACTGTGCCTCATCACCAGAAACAGGGAATATAACTTTAGTTTCAGAATTTCCTAAACTATTATCTCTGGTTGATTGTTCGTCATACTCCAATCGCATGGAAACCATAACATAATATCCAGCTAATTCTTCTATTGCATTGTACCCATGACCATAATCTGGAGAAATAATCGGTTTTACTTTACATGCATTCACATTTTGATTTCCATTACCATCCACTGCAGGCACATTAGATGTATCAATCTCGGCAGAATCTACTGCACTCCAGTTTGCACCTTTAGCAGTAATTACCATACTAGAAATTTTATCAATAGTAACAATACCATATGCTGTAAACCCTGCACCATTTCCAGCAACTGAAACGCCAGGCGCGATGATGAGGTTTCTATCAGCACCACCAGTAAAGGTGCCGTTGACTGTCACTGCAGCTGTGGTTCCTGTGACGTTCCACTGTGTGATTTCAAACTGTTCATTATTTCCCAAATCGATTATAAAATATTTTGTATAATCAAGAGATGTATTAGATATATTAGGAATAGATAAAGTATTTCCTGTTAATGCTATTCCAGTTTTATTAATATTCGGGTGATATCCAGACCCCCCAGATACAGCACCACCCACTTCATTTGGTTCGATTTTGATCCACTCAATTTCGCCATCTATGCCGGCAGCATTTTGTTGAATTTGCCACTGCACATATTCTGCACTAGAAACATCCACTGGCTCATATAAAATCGTATCAACTGGAATATAATCTTTTGTTAAAAACTTTAATGCATCCGACAGTTCAATTGAATACATGTACTTCCAAACATACCCATCAGAAGTTTCTTGAAATTCAGTAGTAGATGTTGAAGTAGGTTTGACAGTAGATGCGACCGTTTGCACACCTACAGCATCATCTACATATGCTCTGTTATTAATACATTTATACACATTATATTGATTTCCAGAATCTGTTACAACATAATTGTTTGGAATGATTTCTTCTGGGGAATCATGTTCGAACATAGTATAAACTCTACCAGAAGTCCAATTAATTCTTGGAATTGCAAGAGTCATATCTGCATAGTTTACTTTTTTCATAGCGATAGTATCTGCGTTCACACTATAACCATAGCCAATAGAATCTTGTGGAGTTGGTGGATTTGCATCATTAGTCCATGGAGTATGTTTTGCAACTGACATGTACAGATTATTGTACACCGCCAGTCCTTGATGTATCCATGTAACTGTGCCATCAGTCAATGAAGATGGCGTTGGGCCGGTTCCAGTTGCCGCTGATGTGCCTGTAGCCACTGCGACAAAGAGATTTCTATTGTTTACAACCGAATCGCCAGCACTATATGATTGGTTAGTATTCCAAACTGGGGCCGAACGATTTATTGATTGCAAAAATTCTTGAGCGTTAAAAATTCTCAATTTATTTGTGATAATTGCTGCCATGTTTTTACCTTTTGAATCTTTGTAAGTTTGTACTATTTATAATCTTTTTAATCGACTAAAGTAGAACTTATTATAATATTTAATTCCTCTATACTAGAAGGAGATGAATTGTATGTTACAATATTGGATTCTGATGCAAAATTAGATTTATCATGTAGTCCGCCAGGAACTGCATACTTCCCAAAAGTATTTAAATATAGTTCATTTTCGTCAAAATCTATTCTGTCAACATTATAATCCAACATCTGCACCTTTTCATTAAACTTTGCCCTTTCAACTGATAAGTTAGTTGGGCCCATTCTCTTTCTTGTACTAGAATTTGGTTCTTCTTCACTCATGACCAAATAAACAGGATTTAAATCTACATGTGCATCTAATACTGCTCTGTATTTTCTATCCGATTTTTCAGTTATTTCTGCTATTCTAGTATTCGTCCATTTATGATCTGTTCCATCCGTATTCGCAATCCATTCATCATCACCATCTACTTCTACTGGCAAGAAATACCACATATTATATTGTGTTGGTCTTCTTGCAACATGTGTCAAAGTAGTACCTTGTATCAATTTTCTTCTATTTAGCCACGGAGATGTATACATTTCTGCCTGTGGACTGAACAAATATGGAGAAAGGTTTTGCCAAGGAAAAGATGCAGTAAAGTAAAACTTAAATCTTTCTAGAGAACGGTAAGTTGTGTGTAGAGTTGGAACATCTCCTTCTTTATTATTGTTATATCTTCCAGAAATATTTATGATCATTTTTTCATCTCTTGGATTGGCACCATCTGCTGTGGAACCTATCCAATGATTTGGTTGTCTATCAACATTTCCTCTAAATATATTATCCCATCTGAACTCCACTCTATTTTCTGGAGATAGATTTGGCATAGTCTTATAATGACGCAAGTATTTAACGCTAAGAATTGCATATCTATCTTCAGCATCATCATCAAATTCTACAGAAGTAACTTCATATTTACCCCAAGGCCGAGTATTCAACCATTCATTACTTGTAATATTTGCATCTGAAGTATCATATACAGTAAAGTTATTTCCAATGATTTCAGATTCATAATAATTTGCATTATCAGTGCCGAAAGCATCTTTATAATTCAATGCAATTTTTTCCACTAAATTCCAATCTAGGGCATCTGCATTTGAGCTATCTAAAAGTGCATATCTACCCGAACCAGTATCAACAGATGCTGCCCCAATAGTATCATCGGATATTTCGCCAGTACCAACACCGGCATATAATCCATCAATCATACTATCGATTGTTGGTTGTCTATTGTCATATGTAACTCGTATTCCATGCGAATTTAAATTGTTTGTATCTTGAACATCAGAGTGTCCATAAGTCCATCTTCCCAAACCATCCATATTTTTGACTTTAAGATTAATATTTTTAATAATCTCATAAATCAACTGACTCCATGCAGAGTTTGTAGTTCTTCTCAGGCCTGCCGTAGTGGTTATAGAATATTCACCAAACATCATCATACCAGCTGGGTGTAGAACCTTTTTAACTATTTTTCTCCACTCATCAATATATCTTCCAACTTTTATAACATAAGAATAGTCTTGCCATAGATAACTATCCGTAATTCTATTATTATCGGATAAGAACCCTTGATCGTTTATATATGCACCCTCTCTTACACAAAGAGGGCCTGTCTTGACTGTTACTTGTGCATCTCCATTACCTATGCTTGAAAGGTCTATTGTGGGTGCTGTGTCATATCCTACTCCAAAGCCATCATATTCATCTTGGATATCACTTTCAAATATCTTTACCTTACTAATTCCACCAATAGAACTTCCCATACCTTTGAAAAATGCTCCATCGCCTTGTGAGGAATAACTTAGAGTTTTATTCCTCACATAACCATATGGTTGTCTAATATAATTAGCACCTTTGCTTATAAGTCTTGTTCCAGAAACTCCAGCAGGAGGCCGCGCAGAATATTTAACTCTTAACGAATGGCCATCTGGTAAGTTGTATGTAGAATATATTCCAGTAGCATCAGCATGACGCAGTGAAATTTTATTACCAGCAGCTGCGTTTGTGTTGTCGTATATAATATATTCAACATCATCTTCAATATTAGAATACGAAGAAACTTTTACTATATCACCTTCAGATAGTCCACTATTAAAAATTATCTGCTCACCGTCTGTTGCAGTAAAGTTTGTATTTGATACATCATTAACTAATATATTGACTTGGAGTGATGCATCATATTCAAGGGCGAATATGGTCTGGCCCTGATCTGCTGTAAAAGTATTTTGCTGTTGTGTAGAGTTTCTTATAGTTCTATAACTAGGAACAGGATTTACATGAATAGGATTTAATCCGTTGCCACTTATTGGATTTTCTGTACCCCTATCTTCAACTAAGATATCTCCATCTACATTTATTGGTTGTTCTTCATATCTCTGCCCTGAGGTAAACCTCATACTACCAAAGAAACCTAACGTATAATCGAACATAATATAATCTGCACTCACCTCTTGTCTTGCACCAACATAAAAGTTAGTTCCAGATGAGTATTGCAACATATTAACACTTGAAATTGTATCTTCTTTTTTGCCATCTACATATAGTGTAGTGCTGGCATTTGAGAAATGAATAGCAATATGATGCCATTTTCCAAATTCCAATTGAGCAGAAGTTAATTGATTGCCACCACCATCTTCCAATAATAATGTTCCATCTGGTCTTTGCCAAAGGATTGATTTTTGTTCGCCAGTATTTTCAACATTAAAAGAGAATAAAGTTCCGCCAGGAGATGAAAGATCAGTAACCGATATAGATTTTCTAAAATACCAAAAGTCTAATGTCAATTCTCCAGAAGTTAATTTTTCGTCCAGTACTGCATCAATATCATTAGTTCTCGTATAGCCAAAATTAGTGAATAGTGCGTTATCGCCTACTTTAGATAATCCGGCTACAAAATTATCTTTAATCCACTGATATCCCAATCTTTGTCCAGAAATAGTTAGAGTTTGACCTACTTCATATCCAGAACCATCAAAACTAGGAGAAACTGTGGCAGAAAAGTTTCCAGAATTTATCGATACATCGAATTTTGCCCCACGACCCTTACCATTCATTACATTCAAATTTAAATAACTATCTGAATTTGCAGCAGTTCCATTCAACACAGACAGCTTTCGGACTTGGCCAGAAACAAAAGAACCATCAACGTTTCCGTCTACAGTTTCATCAATCCGTATCGTTAAATCATTAGTACCGTCGGCACCGCCTAGTTCCGAGCCCAAAACAGTTATGATAGAACCAACTACATAATTGCTTCCCCTATCTTTGCCAAACGGATCAACTGTTTCATAAGAATTACCAATCTTGTTTACAGAAAATCTCAAATCAGAACCACCAGATACATCTACAGAATATGTCGGTGAAAAGTAAGAATTTACAGAATCCGGCATCGCCTTAGCTGGATCCATCAATTGGAATGCAGATATCTGTCCACCTTGTGGGCGGCCGATCGCGGCGAAATCATTAATTCTACCACTATCGTCAACTTCTGTCACCTGTATCACCAAATCATGTTCTGGAGTACTTCCGCCAATCAAAGTGCCTGGAATTGTAAAAGTATCACCCACTACATATCCTGTAGTTGGGGATGGATTATTATTTGAATCTGCATCACTCAAAAGAAGAGAAATAAGTTTTGGATATGTCGCCTGTGTTGTGTCTACATCCCAAACAGCACCAGTGCCATTTTCAGATGTGGTAGTATATTGTGTATCCTCAATGTCTGTAACAACAACTCCACCAGTTACTGCAGTGATTTTTACAAACACATCGTGAGTAATATCTTCGCCCTGTGGGGCAAAATTGCTACCCAATATTTTAACAACATCATTGACTGAATACAATTGGGAATTGTCTGTAGATGAAAGACTAATATTGCTAATGATATTATTTGTAATTACAACATCAAAATTAGCACCAAATCCCAATCCATTGTTCAACACTGCATCTTGTCTCAGTAGATCTACTGTTGCAGGGAATATGGAAGTAGTATTAGCTGTGGTATTTACTACTGAAACTCCAGTAATCGCCCCATCCGCATCTACTGATGTAACTGTTAAATCTAAATCTTGTCTAACTCTTGTTTCTGTTGGATCCCCCTGATTTATATTGACAATATTTCCCAAAGGAAATTCTACAGGCATTAGTGAAGATTTGTGTCTATATGAAAGTGCATTTGCCTTTTTATCTAAAAAATAACCCTGATATTGATTATCATTTCTGAATAAGATCTGATCGGTTCCAAGAAATGCTTCATAATCATATAGGATGAAAACATCGTCATATTTTGTGTCTATATTTTCTATAGAAACTACAGTGTTTGTTGAATTTGCTGGATATATATCTCCGCTCAAAGAAATATCAAAAACAGTCATAGGATATTCTAGAGACTCAGGGTTTTGATTAAATATAACTTCATAATTTGTTGTAGTTGAACTTATATCAGCAACTTCGCCAAGACCACCAGAACCCAATGTACCAGTATCTGCAAATTCAATCTGTTCTCCAGTAATATATCCTTCACCAGCACCAACAATTTCAATTTCTTCTATGTGGCCAGGCGTAGTGTGTTCTATAAGAGCAGAGAACCCTGTGCCAGAACCGGCAGACGAAATATATGGGGTCAGTCCACGATTTCTTGGATAGTCTGTGCCTGGGCTTGTTATTTCAAATCCAACAACACATTCATATAATTCTTCTTCATAGCTTGTATTATTTGTTTGAAAAATTTCAATTTTTTCTTTACTAGAGAATTCTCCAATAATATTAGTTATAAAATATTCTCTAACTAGATTATTGCCCAATTTAAAATCTTTATAGTATTCTACAATACCTTCTGCTTTGGAAGTTTTTCCAACGACTTTATATGGAGTTTCTATTTTTGGATCTGTAGGAGCACTTCTAGTATATGGAATTGCTCTAAGACTCTTATTAGAATCCCAAACATTATTGCTCAATTTAAATATATTTGTTTTGGGGTAGTAAATATCAATATCTTCGTTAAATATAGCACGAAATAAAAACTTAAAAGATGGTTCTGTACCTTTTGATTGGTAGAACTCTTTCATAAACTTTAAAAAATTCTTTTGATTCGTATAGCTCGTTTTTTTAACTGAGGCATCACTAACAATTTTCTTCACAGCATCTTCGGTGTCTGCAGTAGCAGTTGTTGCCAACAAAGACTGGATATAAAATCTAACTTTTATTAAGTCATTACTAGTTGGTTTTTGTGGGTCGCCATTACTGTCTATGAATTTTATTTGATTATTATCTAAAATATAATCTACATTTTCTACTAATTCTACATAACTACCTAATGCCCCACCAGACTGCAGTTCTGGATCTGTAAGATGTTCAACGATTGCATCTAAAGTAGTTCCCGTACCTCTAGCAGACCCAGCCGCATTAGAAAAAACTCTAATATCGACAACAGAACTATCATCATTTGGATTGCCAAGATAATATATAGGACTGAAATAATTTAATTTAAATGTATGGTTATTTCCATCTGCAAAAAAGTGTTGATCAGAAGTAGTTTCAGTTAAAGATTGAGTATCTGCTTCTAAATTTTCATCTGAAAACTGTAAACCTTTTATTCTTGTAATATTTGGAAAACTATCGGCAAGTTCACTTTTAAACATCGAAACGAATAAATCAAGAGTTTGATCTAGGTCAGTATAATCTACGATTTTATTAGTAACTTGTGATACATTACTCTCTTTAGCCATCCACTCATAATAAAGTTCTAAAAACTTAACAAACTTACCATATTCTTCATCACTAGAAATATAGAAAGGAAGTTGGTCTCTAATGTAGGCTGATATGTTTTTAATATTTTCTTGCATTTTTAGTAACCACTACCACTGCTAGAGCTTGATCCGCCTGAACCAGCAGATGTTTGAGAACTATCTCCATATACTCTAGTTATTGAACCACTACTTCCGCTAGATATAGAAGCAGAGTTTGTATTGTAAGAAGTCGAAACATTTCTAGAAACCACGACCCTCTGCGTTGAGATATCATAGTTTTCATTAAATTCGTCCGTATCTTCAATAAGATTAACTTCCAACTCATCCATATCAATATAAATTATTTGATTTCTAACAGGAAAAATATCATTTGATGCTGGAGTACATGCAATTCCTATCATATCACCACCCAATACTCCTGTAACATTTAAGTCTGGAATATCAACCAGACCTGTTGTATAATTTACAGTACCAATAGGATTTAATGTATAAATTCTTGTTCCAAAATTATTGATATTATACATTCTGATGCTTCCGAGCCCATTATCGTCTATATAAAATGGAAGTTCGTTTCCAGAAATATAAAATGCGTTTGAGTATATGGAATTTGGAGAAATATTATTACTAAAATTAAAAGAATATTTGCTTGATGTATTTACTGTTGCGGATTGTTCATTTATCATTATAATTGTAGTTAAGTTATTGGTAATACTTTCATCTGTTTGGTCAATCTTAGCAAGAAATTGAGAATACCTAAAATAACTGTTAAAATCATTCAAGAATTTACTATTATAATCTATGATAGAATTTTTGACAGCAGCTGTCAGATCTGCAGTTTCTAATAAGGTAGATTCGTTATCATATTTCACTTGAGTATTGATTTTTAATTTAATAAAATCTGGATCAACAATATCTGGAGTAAGTCCTAAAACAGAATAATTTTTAACTAAAGAATTCTTTACAGAAACTTTTTCTTGCTCAGACAAATATAATCCACTATTTGGTTTAATAGAAATAAATATTCTACCATATTGTGGAGGGTCATTATCTTCACCACCCCAAACATTCATTGAAGCTGTTTGTGGATAAATTTTTGGAATAATTGTCATATAATCTCTAGAAGTTACTGCACGATTTTGTCCTTCAAAAGTTCTTGGAGCATAAAATTTAATCGATTCTATACTCTCTTTATCAGAACCACCATAAGTTCTACCAATTATAGATAAATTGTTTGGGAAAACAGTAGGAGTTGCTGCCCGTATATTATCGGGAACATCTTTTCCCAACATTGTCATTTGGCCAGTAAGTCCATTTACTGCTGCGCCGGCAGAAGTAACATATCTAATAGTAAGTTCATTTCCAGATACCAAATTTTTTCCAAGAACTCCATCTCCAAACAAAACCTCATAATTTCCATCAGCAGATTCTTGTAAAAAATATCTAGTGGAAACATCAGTCAATGCCATCGTATCGGTGTTTAATGTATACTCTTCTATGAAATCACTAAATTTATTTTCTTTAACAAAAACTTTCAACGTAGAAGTATCGACATTTGGGTTTGATATCAAAAATCTTTGATTTACATCAGAAGTGTCCACGATATAACTTTCAGTTACTAAACTACCTTGGATTACTTCAAGGTCAAATATTTCGTAAATATGTCTAAACTGGCCATTGCCAATATCAATTGGATCTTGTGAACGATTGACTACTCTCGAAACTGATGGTACAAATCTATAGTCAACTCCGTCAACTGATAACTTAAATACAAAATTACTATCAATTTTAATATTTGCAAACTTAGTATTTGATTTATCTCCAATTCTATTCTCGATCATAAAAACTGATGATAATGTTGCCTTTGCAGATCTTGTAGAGGTTGGAGTATATCCAAGCAATTTTGCTTTGGATACCACGTTGTCTCTAATTCTGGCGGTGTCTAAAAACATTTCATTTGCCATCATGTTCAAATAGAATGAGTTATAATATGTGTTATATCCCAAGATATCAGTAAGAGTATCTAGTGCAGAACCTTCAAAGTTATAATCTCTAAAAGTTTCATCCGATTTCATATAGTCTTTTATAGAGGACTTTATAGCCTCAAAATCTAATTCAGATATATTAATGTTTTTTGCCATCTATCTTACTCTTTTTACTTTTAAAGTATAGTCAAATACTTCTGTTGCCGGTGGTACTTTATATTTAATTTCAATATTCAACTGATTATTATCAGTTGCCCTAGTCACAGAACCTTTTCCATATCTATTTTCCCCATCACCAACAAATTGAACGTCTGTCACTACAACTCTAGGCTCATATTCTGCTATAGTCAATCTTATAGTTTCTTTTATATTTATTTCGTCTGGAATGGACATATATTCAATATCTGATATCAATTCAAAAAGATTTCCATACATATTACCACCAAAATTTTGAAAGAAAGGTTTTTCACCTTTATTGGTAAGTAAAATATTCACAAGACTCTGTTCAATTGCAGGGAATTTATTTTGCTCGGGAATATCTTTTTTAATCTTTATATCTCCAGAAGACATTCTGGTAAATTTTAAATCAAAATCTTTATTAGTTACTAGTGTCATTTTTCTTCCTATGGATTTAAATCAATTTTCGGGGCTTTAATCGTAGTATTCCCACCAGATTCGGTATCTAGAGTTTTTCCTATTTTTGCGTCCACTGCACCAGTAACATTAATATTGACATCTTTATCTACAACAATATTTAGGTTTCCTTTTACATAAATATTATTATCACCAAAAACAATTTCATAATTGTCTTTTACTATCTTAGTGACCATGCTGCCATCTGGATGCATTTCTTGGAAAGTTCCCGATTTATGCATTACATTAATTCTTTCAGCCCCAGGCGTATCATCAAACTCTTGGACATGTCCAGACTCTGTAAATAATACTTTATTGTGGGGATATTTCGCCGCGTATGGATTTTCTGGTTCTTCGAATAGGTCAGTTGTGTCTCTAGTCTTTTCTTTTTGTTGTACTGAATATGGTTTATCCTCAGAGGCGACTCCAGACGCTCCAGAGCCCTTTGCGTTTGTGGTGTAACCATCTGTAGTGGTCGCAGCTGCTGCCTCTGCAGCATCCTTCTGTGCATTCACAGAAGACTCTTGAACACTATCGGGTGCAATTTCCCACAACACCGTACCATCTGTCAAATTAGAAGTTCTGGGGCCGCCATCAGTTCCAGAAGTTCCTGCTTTTTTTGCAATATAAACTTTTTGTTCTATAAAAGTAGATTCTCCAGCACCTTTAAGAAGTCTATTGGCGTTTACTTCATGTCCAGCCATTTGATTATTTACTTTATCTCTGACTGTTCCAGCAGCACCACCATTATTTGCATCAGTTCTACCATAATACTTTTCACCAACACCGCCAGCGTTGATTGCAGAATAAACTTCCAATCTTCCCATGCCAGATCTAACACCAGCACCTTTGAGATATTTTACAACAGCACCATTAGGCCCAAGTTGGGAATCTAATGCAGTTTGTTCTGTTGAAAAATTTGCTCCATATTGTCTGGCTTGTGGTTCTCCAAATTGTATCAGTCCTCTATGCTGCCCCCATTGAGTAGTCGGGCCTTTCTTACGTGGATCGAAAGTACCACCTGTTTCATATGATATCACTGTTGCTAAATCTGTTGCAGATATACCCAGAGAAGCAGCAGAAGAAATAATACCAGTTTTCAATGTGAAGGGCGGCCCTCCAACTGAGTTTTGTCCTTCCGGCAACTTTGGGCCCTTAACCAAGTCTCCAACTGCATATGGTGTTTTTTCGTTCCAATCGCTAACATCTAATGTGGGTTTGGGTTGTGTTTTTGCGCCAGTTCCAGATGGAGTTGAATATGTAGAACCAGTAATTGGTGCTGAGTTACCAACAATTGCACTTTGATTTCCACTTGCATCTGGAACAATACCATTACGCTTTAGACGAACTGTTCCACGCTCTCCACTTGCCATACTGAAATGCATCGTATCTTTTTTAGAGCTCCAGTCACCACCCCAACCCAGACCATATTTCTTAGCGATTGCAGATGTGTTTGATGGCATGTCAGTGATAAACCTATCACTATAAGGATTTTCCGCTGGATTAATATCTATTGACGCACCAGATGCATGATAACTCCATTTACCATTTCCAGCTGCAGATTTTCTATAAACATAACCACCAATACTGTAGATAGTATATCCATTAGGATGATTTGGAGAAGGTGTCTTTTCTAATTCATTAATGAATCCTTGAAAATTGTCCTTGAATACTGTAGCAACCCATGCACTCTTACCATTCTTAGTTGTAACTTTAGATATACGTTTTCTGTTCTCTTCGTCTGAAGATGTTCCAGATTGATCTACATCTTCGCTGTAATGCTTACCATGTCCACCATCATCAGGCCCAGAAGAATCTACGGCAGTTCCAGAAGAACCAGTATCTGGAGGAACGCCTTGAGCAAGTCTGTTAACATCTGTCTCATTAGTTGTAGATGCGCCAGGAACTCTTTCTTCAGTAGACGGATATGAACCATCCTCTGCTCCTGTAGATGTTTCATTTGGTCGTCCATAGACTGTTCCCCAAATGATAGGGTCTTGGCCGGATTGTCCATCTCTAAAGAACCCCATAACCCATGCGCCAGGCAATGCACCAGTTGGAGATTGTCCTACACCAGCAATCGCTGCAGATGTGATAGGCATTATCGGGGAGGCCCAAGGAAGTTTTGTTGTTGGTAGTAATGACTTGTCTTCATTATGAAATCCAAAGATTCTAACTCTAACTCTACCTAATGCTTCGGGGTCGTTTACATCTTCGACAATTCCTTGCCACCAAACTAAACCTTCTTTACCACTGAAAAAATCCATTATCTACCGCCTCCACCAAAGCCAACCGGCCCAACCAGCTGGGGAACTGGAGAAGGAAGAGTTTCGTTGAATGAATCTTTTACTAATTCTAAATCCATAATATATCTCCCACCCTGTATTCTATGTCTCAATGCGAATATTATATATTTCCCACTATAATATTCATCCTTTTTATCTGGATCAGTTGAACTAAACAAAGGAACATTTAATTCAAGACAATCGCCTGTAACCAAGTCACTATCTCCATACACTGTAATTGTACATTTAATATTTTCCATCAATTGTTTATAAAACAGTCTACTTAAAAATATCTTCTCTTGGTTGTATAGCGGCTTGCCAGCAGTCAATTCGACTTCTGGAAGGAGATAATAGGATTCTGGGCGATACTGTCTCCCCTGCCCGCTTACATCTTGGATAGGCCCATCATTCATATACTGATAGTCTGTAGAGTTATCCCAATATGAATGAGTGAAGGTTTTTGTATTTCTTGTAACCATATCTACCGTAGTGAGATTTCCAACATACATACCCTTTGCGATATTATCTAAAACAGAAAAGTTTGAGTTGAAAGAATATGTTATTACTTTTTTGTTTTCTGAATTTGGATCTAAAAAGGCATCAGGAGCTCCAGATCCAGTATTTTTTAAATCTCCCAAAAAGAACTCATTTCT